ACATAAGCTGCATTTGTTGCGTCATACCCGCCTGAAGCGCCCTCACCTTTAACTGCTACTTCCGGTAATGTTGGGTTTCCATTTGAAGTGTCCATTCCATTAGAGGCAACAAGCTGAATAACAGTAGGAACACCTCCGCCAATAGCCCAAGTATCGTTTGAGTTACTATAGGGAGCTGCATCTATTAATCCGGAAGCGGCTCTTCCCCCGACACTTAAACCATTTGAGTTATTTTTAGATAAATTAACTGGACTTCCATACAGACTTCCGCCAGCTGTTATTGAATATTGTGCATTAACCGCATTTATACTACCGCCGCTTATCCCGTCTGAATTTATCCCAGTAGCGCCACCCCCGGTGCAGTATCTACCTGTATTGGAATTGTTTCCAGCACCTGTGCTGGCAGCTAAAGTTCCACCGCTACCGCCCGTATGGTTATAATCTCCACCAGATCCTGTTCCAGCTCCAGAAACATTACTAAACACGCCACCGTTACTAAAGTTTTGGCCTATCCCTCCAGAGCCACCGTTCGCCGTCAAACTGATAGCTAGGTTGTTAGAGTTGATTGTAGATTGGCCCCCAGAACTTCCATTGCTTGGCTGGCTTGTGGTAGAAGCTCCGCCCGCCCCTATAACGCAGACTATGCTATCGCTGGCAGTAACATCTAAAACCTTAACAGAGGTTCCTCCAGCAGCGCCTCCAGTACCAACGGAGCCATTTCCATTGCCTGAAAGGCCGCCGCTGCCACCGCCACCAATGCAGTAGATCTTTACCTTTCCATCATAAGGAAACGTAAAAGTGCTAGACTGTAAAACGGTAAAAACCTCTCCAGTAGCACCACCACCACCAGAACTAATTAAACCTGTTAATGTACTCACAATAATCTCCAGCCATTACTTGCATCTGTGTAGATAAAGGTCAAACCCATGTTTGCCACATCAATAGTAAAGTCTTCCGCCAGACCCATGATGTTTAAACTGTTCCTTCCAACCACTGTATCAGTAAAATTGCCAACACTTATTGCAACGCGCTCTCCTGCACTAGGACTTGCAGGAAGAGTAATCGTTTGTGTTGCTGCGGTAACGTGAACATGCTCTCCGGCAGATGCTGTGACCCCAGTAGCTGTTACTGTTGACGTAAACCCAGCAAAGTACCCTGCATCATTTGTCAGATCAGAAACATTCCCACCAACACTAACAGACTTTTCGGCTGGATAAGTTATAAATACAACTTTTGTCCCTGCGCTTAGGTTGACTACTGATCCGGCATTGGTGCTATCTAAAATTGTGTCTCTTGACAGAGTGTCCGTGCCGGATGTGTATGTTCCTATGCCTATCTCAAAGTCAGTATTGCCGTCGTCAACAATGGCGTAGTAGGTTGTGTCACCGTCAGATAAAGCGGAACTAAATGAAGCAAAGTTTGGCTCTGCTCCACCTAAAGTTAGATCACCAGTACCAGTTGTAGTAGTGGTTTCTTTTACACGGTCCGCAAGAACGAGAGCCATTACGCAACCCTAACAATAGCATTACTCGCGTCAGCTGTCGGGAATATAACCGTAAAATCACCAGCCGAAGAAGACTTGTCTGCTCCAAAGTCTAGTACAGCGACCGCTGGGTTTGTACCGCCATCAGCTTTGTATATGAGGGCTCCTCGTGCGGTTATAGTAGCTGTAGCCCACGTTACGTCTGAGAAATCTAAATACGCAGTGGTACCTGACGAGGTTGGATTAGCTGATATAGTCAGCGTCTCTCCGCCAGCGGTATAACCGGTCCCAGATACTTCATTAGTCGCTGAGTACGCTGTAGTAGTCGCACCAAGAGTAGCGCTTGACGTATACAAAGCGATCTTAAATGTTTGCGCCGTGTCGCTACTAAAATCCATCTCTCCGTTCAGAAGAGCGACTTTGAACGATGTGCACATTGCTTGTGTTATTGCCATAAATATCTCCTTAACTTACAGGTGATCTAAACTGCCCAGACCTATATGCGTCTTCTCGTAGTTTACCATCACCCAAATTCTTGAGTAGTGTGATTGATTGTAGGTACATCTTTTCGTAATTCGATATGATGTCGGGCTCGCCTTTCATAAACCGAATAGCTTCCATAAGTGCGCCGTTCAACAACGCAGTGTCGAATTCATCGCCTAGCCACGTAGTACCCGCTGTCACAATGGATTCTGGATAGTACCCGTAATGCAACTCTACTGCATACGCGCTATCTGGAGTTGGTCCTAGAATAAACGTGTCATCATCAAAGTATGCGTAATGCTTAGGTAGTCCTGTACTAGATGGTGTTGGGTACGCCTCTCTAATAAAGTTTACGTCCTTATTTATTAGGAAGTGATATGCACCATCGCCGTCAACCACAGCTATGCTGTAGCTATACAAAAAATCAGATGGACTAGATAAGTACTTATTGCCGCTAGATAACGTACCTGTGACGTTCCTTCGTAAGGCAGGGATCTGAACAGTGTTGTATATCTTCTGCTCTGCCTGTTGAGTGAACATAGCAAGCTGGTCATCTGTGAACGAATTCTCACAAATGTCTTCGATATTAGCTTTCAGATCCGTATAGTTCATGGTTTACGCCATTGGGCCTCTAGCCATAGTACCTTTAGTAGCCGCGCCACATCCTCGGATTTTAACGCCACCACCTTTAGTCATCTTCTTAGTGCCACAGCTGCTTTTCTTAGCCATACCACCTGCCTTCATCTTCTTGTGTGCGGAATCTTTCATAAGCTTGCCATCGGGCATATAGTGCATGCCTTTAGGAGCTTTTTTCTTAGTCATACCGCCCTTCTTCATTCCTTTACTTCCACAACCAGCCATACCTATCTCCTTATGTAACTACTGATACTGTACCTACAAACCCAGTACCAACTACTTGAAATGCTGGAATAATTTGTGCTCTACTTTGAGCGTATTCCGCGTTGTCGGGTCTAGGATCTCGCAAAGCTTGCGGGTCGTCAACTGGGTATTCCCCTAAGTGAAGCTGAGGGTGATCTGGGTTCCAGCATTCCTGACACGCCTTTACGTTTGTGTCCCGCCCCTTAACAATTAAATTCCGTAGTTCCTTTAGTTTATACTGAAAACCACATACGTCACAAAGTGCGATTGCGCGTTTGTTAGAAGCAAATCGCTGCCCCATGTTAGTACCTCGATATTCTAGGTACGAATCTTGCTGGGGTCTTTTCTCTGTCCTCTTCAGCCGCTAGCTGGAACTGTTCTTCATAAATCTGTTTAAGCATTGGTACGCGAGCTTCTAACTCCGGCACTTTCATAGCAATGTAATACGCCAGCCCCGCAACTAAACAGGGGAAGAATCGGAAGTTCATGTCCGCTGTTTGTACGCCACTGCCCGCATCTTGTACGCGTCTCATACGCCAGTAATGGAAGGTGTAGTTATCGCTATCTGGTACGGGCCATACGTTGATCTTAGGGTTGTCCCTAAGTCGTTCTATCCAAAACTGTATGGGACGTCCTGTATTGTTTTTTGCGGGGATAGAAGCATACGTACTTACGCTGATGCGCGATACCGTCAAGTCTTGCTGGTTTGTACCTGTACCTGTACGTATTACTTGGTCCAGCAGGTCAATGGTATCGGCGGGTAGATCGTATTCTGCGGTGCCGTTAACGAGACTTACAGATCCTTCGTCAATCGTCCAAAGGTTGATACCACGGTTCTGCCACTCAATGGTCATCAGGTTCATAGAACGACGGGCGGTTCTTAGGTCATACCCAGAACGCATCTCACGACCTGCACGCTCCCACGCTTCCTCGGCGATCTCCGTGAAGTCCATGTTGAACGCTGTCGTGCCTGATGTCGTCATTTCTTTTTCCTCTTAGCAGGGCTAACACGTCGTGGCTTACCTGCTGGCTGCCCTAGACGTTTCTTCTCCGCTATCTTTTTACGCTTCTCTGAAGCGCTCATTTCGCCTGATGTCTTAGGCGTTTTGCTAGATACCTTTTTAGTGGGGCGGCAGTAGGGGGTACCACGCTTTTCATCTTTACCCCTACCACAAGCCTTACCGGTGCGGACGTCTTTCCAGTCCTCTTTAAACCAGCGTTTCAGTGCCGCACCCTTTTCGGTCTTTCTAACCGCCACGAGCTTTCTTCTTCCTACACTTGGCTATCGCGCCACTTGCATAGGCACTGGGAAAGACTTTGTACTGACTCTTTACCTTACGATAGCAGTCGTCCTTCACAGTGCCGCCTTTTTTGTAGTAGCGTCTCATTACATCATTTTACAAGGGCGAACACCCTTCTTAGCACAACCAGCACCGCGTACTTTACCGCCTTTTTTGTACGTAGCCATACCACCACCCATCATCTTCTTGGGCTTTTTTGGAGCCATTTTCTTTTTCATATCTTCTTCTTTTACGACTTTTTGGCGTTTTTCACGGTCTTCGCTCGACAGAGTAGACTGATATTCAGACTCGCCTTCCATCATCATACGGTCAATGTCTTCTTGTGATATAGGTGATTGCTTTGCCGCCATGCCACCTTCTTGGTACTTCTTCATTTTCTTGTCAGCTTTCATAAACTCTTCTCCTACTGATTGTGGTATCCCAGTCTTTTTAGCGAACTTGGGATTGTTTGCTACCGCTGTCATCATTTTGTGCTGTGCTCTGCTTATACTAGGCACTACCATTTCACCTTATCAGCCCAGTACGCCGCAGACATTTTACCTTTCTTAATGTTTCTACCGTGACGGGCTTTAAACGACTTGCGTTTTGCCTTCATCTTGGCAGATTCACCAGACTTGGGTTTACCTGCAGTGCTAGCGCCTTGCTCACCAAAACGTATTACCTTCTCTTTCCCGCCCTCACACGCTTTTACTACGTGGGATTTCTTAGGATGAGAAGGTGTACGCTTGGGCTTATTGCAAGCCATCTTAGACTTTTCTACTCGCCCACCTTTTGCGTAATAGGTACGCATGGTGATTACCCGTAGAACACGGTCACAGACGCTACGTTAGTCAAGTCCAAATACACATCGGTTTCAAATAACACGCCTTGTGCAGGGATAACGACTTCGTAAGCATCGGCTACCGCAGGAGTAGCAAGGTTGATTTTAGTTGTGCCAGAAGCACCGCCATCTTTAAGTACAATGCTGCCGCCTGTAGCCGTAGCAAGATACGATATAGATTTAACGCGAGTTCGAGCACCGTATATAGTACCGTCAGCAGTTAGTGTTGCGCTACTGACATCGGTTTCCATCGCCATGTTTTACTCCTTACTGTCAGACTTTTTAGTCTTCTTAGCAGCGGGTTTAGCTTTTGGTTTCTCTACGCCGATACCACGCTCAGCAAGTTCTTCCTTGTTGGGCGCTTCCATTTTAATAAGAGCCATATTTATCTCCTATTAAGACGCAGATATAGTGCCGCCAGTGTCAGAACGCTTCCAGTTTGTTCCATCAGAAAACGCCAAGATAACCGATCCAGCTGCGCCATCAGACACATAGACAACAGTACCAGCGCCCGCTGTAGCAGCGGAAGGAGCCGTAGCAACTGTATAAGTAGGGACTTTTACCGCACCAACCACATCACCAGTGACATCACCAGTAAAACCATTAGTAGATACGACTGGACCTGAAAAAGTTGTTGTAGCCATTAGATATTCCTCACATGCGAGTTTGGTGTATCTGTCTGCATGCCGTCAGCTAGGTCTGTCAGATACACGTTAATTGTTTCCTAGTACTGTCTTTGTACCACGAGACATAAAATCAGTCAAACAAAAAAAGGGGCCGAAGCCCCTTCTAGTACTGACTCTGCTAGATTATGCTCCAGCTGAGCCAAAGATACCCAATGGATCAGAAACACCGAATGAGTAACGCTCACGAGCTTTGTATCGGCTGTTGCCTGTGTCAAAGTCAGCGTCCATTGATGTCTGCATGGGTGTACGCACAAAGTGCTTAAGACCGTTAGGAACGTCAGTTAACAAGAACCAAGCGTTAGTGTCGGTCAGGTAGTGGTTAACCGCGTAGCCTTCAGGGATTGATCCGTTGTTGCGAAGCGCGTTCAGATCGTTGTCGGCAGTTGCCACACGTCCTTCAGTTTCGAGCAAGCGGGTTGCAACGAATTGTAATGAAGGGGGTAAGATCAGTTTACGAGGCTTAGCAGCGATCAACAAACCGCGCTCATCGGTCCAGCCAGCAATCTGAATAACAGCCGCTTCCAAAGAAGTTTCGTTAAGGTCAGCAGCAACAGCTGGAGCGTTTGAGTTAGTTCCACCAGAGACAAGTGGGTGGTCGGTAGCACATAGAGTTTTACCGTCACCGTAAGTTACGCCAGAGCCAGAGAACGCATTGTTCAAGACAGACGCAGCTTTAACCTGCTTGGTGTACGCCATAGCGCGAGCCAATGCTTTGGTATAACGAGATGACAAAGAGTCATACAAGTTATCTTCAATCGCTTCTTCAGTGATTGAAAAGCCCATCGCAATTGTTTCGTGCGTGTAGCGAGCGGTCCATGCTTCCTGCGCATTGTCGTATTCGATGGCAGAGCCTTCGTTTTTAACAGGTGCGGCAGAGAAGCCAGACAGCTTAGTTTCTTC